GGTGTATACAATACACTCAACGGGACAGCGACGGGCGCTGTCACGATGATGGACACCACATCATCGAGGAGAAGAAACAGATTGTACCGCGAACGCGATCTGTCTCAACCCGACGACGAGAGGTAGTGTGCACCAGCGTGACATACACTCGTTACTGCCCCGGAGGGGAGTGTGTGTGAACCCGGCGTTCGACGACAGGCAGGAATACAGAGATGGCAGCAAAGCATCCTGGGATTCCTGACGTCGGACGTCGGGGTGTGTTCTCGTTCCCAATGGTAGAACCTAGAGAGCTGTCCGTAGCGCATCAAGTGCGCGGAGAGTCATCATGGTCTCATCAAGGAACGAGGTGTTGAGGTTCAAGCCGGATGTATCGATCACTGCAGGAAGAGTGTCGAGGTTCAGCGGCTCGGGATACGTCCCGAGTCGCACCTTCGACCACATTTTCTGCAGTTTCCGTAGGTATCCCGTCGCCTGTGTCTTCTCAGAGTAGAGCTGCTTAATCCCGTTCACACGGAAGAGAGCCTCTACACAGAGAAGGCCGAGGAGCGTTTGCTCACTCGAAAGGCCTTCGAAAGCATCTTCCGGGGAGCAATCATGCTCAACCGCGGAGAACTCGTAGATCATTTCATATGACACACGAGAGTCTTTCGACATTTGACGGTACCGTTCAGTCGCGTATTGCCAGACCTTCCAGGGAGCAGAGACAGGCTTAGATGGGACTCGAGTGTTCGACTCAAGTACCTTCCGTGCCAATCTCAGCTCTCGGTTGTCGGGCGAGAAGCGACCTACGGATGGGAGTCCCAAACCTCCCAGTCGTTCCGGCAAGAACCATGGTACGCGGGCGAGCTTCAACAGCTCAGCGTTATGGTGGATGAAGCTTCCAAGGACGCGTTCACGGAGGAACTCGGGGCAATGAGCCACGAGATCACGTGCACGCGCACCTAGACCGCCGACATCGAGAGCGATGTCTGCGGTGGAGACTTTACCACCACTGCGCTTCAGGCCCTTGAGTAGACCGAGATTCACGTACAGCACTTCGCGAAAGTACTCGAGGCGCGTCACGTCGGTGAAGGAACCATCCTTCTCCCGGCGCGACTCCTCGACGCACTTGTACGGAAAATCCTCGGAAAACTCATACGTCGTCGAGTTGATGTTCAAGAACGAGCGAGAGTAGTACACTTTCCCCACCGACGGTTTCAAACCGCAGAAGGAGGACACAGTGGACCACACCTTTCGCCCGAGCTCAGAACACTTCATCACTGCATCGTCGCCGTTCACAGCGAGAGGGGCATCGCGGAGCTTCATCGGCTTCCGTGAGTCAATCTCGAGTGACCAGCGACAAATCGCCAAGTTGGCGATGCAGAGAAGTGGGAACGAAGTGATCGATCCCATCAACTGACCGTTGACCTGCTGAGCACGCTGCTTAGTCGACGAGAGCTCTAGGGTATGCCGAGTCAGAGAGTCAAGGAAGAGATCGCGAAGGCGCGGATCTACTTCATCAAGACCAATGACATCTGAGATCGCATTCGCGACCTCTTCGGACACCCATGAGTTCAACATGTCGGTGGCAGCCTCATAGTCTACAGAGAGGTACTTATGATTCGTTCGGAGACACTTCCCGAGACGATCCTGGACGAAGCGCGCGCTCACCGGCATTCCAATCAAGGAAGCGGCAGGATTGCGACGCAGACGACGCCAGAGGTACTTCTGTAGACCCTTCAGCACGGTGGCCCGTACGGGAGGGCCCTTGGTAATGACGCGAACCTTCAAGCTCTCAGGGAGGGCAAGAGGCACAGCGACGTTTTCCTCGGACTCAACAGCTTCAGCGATCATTCGATCGAAGAGCTGCTCGTACTGGCTGAACAACGGTTTTGTATCGACGACGCGCCTGACAGAGCGCCCGCGACCTGCAGTAGTCATCGTCACCAAATGATCACTAGTCTTCAGTCCCTGCAAGAGAGAGGGATGACGAAGGATGACGCCAACGGCGCCTCCCTTCGCACGTGAGTTGATGTAATTCGCCGACGTTGATGGAAACATCGGTCGAATGAAATCTTCACGTGAGATACGGTGACCAGCGTAAATCTCTTCAACGGTCCTTCGGAGCTGTGCGCGCATCTCATTACGCGTCAGAGTCACGGGAACGGAGTCGGGATAACGCTCAACATCCGACCAATCGACGAGCGTCTTGCCAGCCTTCACGGGCTGAGCGGTAGTGAGTGCACGAAAGGTGCTCTCCTCCGCCTTGGCGAGAAGCTCGTCGTTCGGCCGCGGCATACCCTTCTTCGAGTAGAGCACAGAAGTCAGAAACGATTCCCATCGTTCCGGCTCGGTCTCTCGAAGGCGGGTCTGCCAGCGGTAGCATCGACCACCGAGGAGGATTCCTGGGTTGTCGATGCTGGTCGGATGTTGAATTGGTGGCAGTTCTTGGTCCTTCCAGCGACTATAGAACGCGGCGGTCTTCGTTTTCACGAATTTCATCGCGTTCGCATGGTAGCTGGCCAAGAGCATCCAGTGCTTCTTCGTCGCGCGGGTGGAATACCCGTCGACATCGAAGCCATAGAGATGACATAGCTGCAACAACACATCAACACATTCACACACAAATTCCTTCTCCCACTTCGCAAGGGTGCGAGGGGGGGGGAGGAGCGGAGGTGACGCCTCTACCATCGGCGCCTCGTCTTTCACCGGACGAGGTTGCGGCTCCGAGGAAACAATTCGTTGTTCCTCGGACTGATCAGCTCCCACGTTATGCTTCGTTTGCATGACGTTGGAGTAGG